AACTGGAATGTTTTTATCAATGGGATGCGGTTAATAAAATCACAAAGAGAGGGGAAATCAATGCAAGGAATAGTAGAGAAAATTAATCAGAAGGTAGTACAATTAGCTAATGGCCCCAGGACAGCTTATTCACTCTTAATTTCTGGTGCGTGGTATTCACTAGGATTTGATAATAAGTTGCTCGTAGCGTCAGGTGTAGCCGAAAAGGATACGGTAGAATTCACTTCTCACAAGAATGAGAAGGGATATAATAACTTAGACTCTTTAACCAAGATTGCTTCTGCTCCTGCTACTTCTCCTGCTCCGGTTGCCACTACTGTAACCAAATCAACTGGTAGTGCTGATTATAGCTCAGTTGATAGGCGTGAAGCGTTAAAGGTTGCTGGCGATCTTGTTCTAGGGTATTATAATCATCCAGCATCCAAGAAGGTTACAAGTTTGGATGTTCTTCTATCCAAGACCGTAGCATTAGCAGACCATTTATTTAGATATATTTCTACAGGGAAAGTAGAAGTGGTAAATCAGGAAGATGCTGCAAAGGTAGAAGAAGTATTAAACCCAAATCCAGAAGCAACGGAAGATATACCGTTCTAAGAATTGGACAAATCCTATCTACTGTCATAATGCCTAGTTGAAGCTAGGAACTTCACATATGATAGTAAATTAGGGGCCAGGGTTGGTATTGATAGGATACTGAGGGATTGATCTCCCTAAATCTGGCCCAATATTAAAGGAAGGAAAAGGATGCTTAATGCCTAAATATTGGTCATTATTGGAACAAATATTAGATGAAGCTATTAATTTAAGGTATGAAGCAAGAAAAGCCAGGAGAAAAAATAAAGTAAAGTTTGCTGCTTCTAATGCTGGATTTTGTAAAAGAGCTACCATATTAAACAGGATTAATGCTAAGGAAGATGATATTGACCCAAGAACTAAGCGTGTTTTTTGGATTGGAGAAATTTTCCATGACGCTATAGTAAATCTTCTAAGGACAGTAAGTGGTAGGTTAGTCGCAGCAGAAGAATATGTAGGTAAATATGAAGATGACATTGGAGCAAAGTTTGATTTTATACTGAGAGATGATAATGGTCTTAATGAATTAAATGAACTAAAAACCGTTACAGATGGTGGTATATGGGCCAAGATATTGAAGGCAAAGAAACCAGATCACCACCATGTATTTCAAGCGTTGACATATTGGATTAAAAATAAAAAGTACAGGGTAGATAAATTAGTGATATCATATATCTCTAAAGAATCTGCCATATTGAAAGTATTTAGAGTAAATGTAACAGATGCTTTATTGAAAGAAGTAAATGATTGGTGGGATAATATAAGAGAAGCATATAACAGGAAATGGTTGCCACCACCATTAGATGAAAAGTCTGTAGAATACAAAAAGTTTTGTAATAGTTGTACTTATAGAAATAAATATTGTTTTGGTGATCCAATCGAAATGGAAGAAAATATAAGGGAGTTGGTATGGGACAATGCCAAAAAATTGGAGACTAAATAAAGGTAAAGTAATCTATACAAACGAACAAAGGCGCAAATGGAGAGAATATAAAAAAAGGGTACATTCGGAAAATAACGAACTTCACGAAAGAAGGAAGGACGTTTTGAAAAATTGGAGTAAGAGTGATAAAGGATTTAACAATCGTATCGCCAAATTGTATGGAATAGATAGAGTTTTTTTTGATAAATTGCTTAAACTTCAAAATAATAAATGTGCTGTATGTAACACATCTTTTGATGAAAGAAAATTAAATATCGACCACGATCATTCTTTAAAAGGAAAAGAATCTGTCAGAGGATTGCTTTGTTGGCGGTGTAACAGATTCTATGTAGCTAAAAATGATATACACAATATAGATAATGTCAGAAGGTATTTACACAATCCTCCTGCTAAATTATTAGGAAATAAAAATGGACATACTAATTGATTCTGAATTACTAGAAAAATGGAGAGATACATTACAGAATTTTATAGATTATGAAGACATTCCGCATCATGATATGGAAGAAATTATAGAAGATGTAAATGAGTTGATAGGTGAAGTTTAAAATATTAATACTAATCATAGGGGTGTTAATAATAATGAGTTTTGAAAAATGTTTTGCGTTCACTATAGGAGAGGAAGGTGGGTATGCAAATCACCCTAAAGACAAGGGAGGCGAAACTAAATGGGGTATATCTAAAAATCAATACCCAAATCTTGATATCCCCATTCTCACAAAAGAAGATGCGAGAACCATTTATCTTAGAGATTACTGGGAACCGTCAGGTGCTAACCTTTTGCCTGATAAACTCTCGTTGGTTCACTTTGATTCAGCAGTTAATCATGGTGTCCCCAGGGCAATAAAATTACTTCAAGCTGTTGTTTGTGTTTTCCCTGATGGAAAGATTGGGCCTAAAACAAAAGCTGCCATAGAACGTGATATAAAATATCAGGGAGAAAGAGCATTAGTGATGTTATATTTACAAAAACGATATGAGTTTTATAAAGCTATAGTCAAAACAAATCCAGGTCAGAAAGTGTTTCTCAAAGGATGGTTAAATAGATTGGATAAACTTAGACAAGAGGTAAGGGATGGAGAATAACTTAATCATAATCAAGGATTGGATATTGGAAGGATGGGAATTAGTATTATATAATGGTAAGTATAAATTAAGGAAAACATTCTGATGAACTTTAATGAATATCAAAATGAGACAGAAAAAACAGCAAAGTATCCTGATTTTACTATAATTCAACGATACTTAGAAGAACCTTCTTCTCCGATATATACTTTTTTGTATCCTGCTCTTGGCCTATCAGGAGAAACCGGAGAAGTATTGGAGATTATAAAAAAGATAGTTAGAGATAGGAGAATAGTAACAGAAGAAGATAAGAAGAAGATAGAAGGGGAGTTAGGAGATGTTTTGTGGTATCTAGCACAATTAGCTGCCAGATTTAATCTAAGTTTGGATGATATAGCCAAGAATAATTTAAAGAAATTAGAAGAAAGGTATGCGGAATGAAAGTTTATCTTAGTGGGCCAATATATACACAAAATACTCCCGAAGATAGAGAAGCAACTGACGGATGGAGGAATGAAGTAGATTTTTATTTTAGATCATGGAATGAAAGAAGTATTGGGTTTGTGGAATCTGTAACTAAATTAGAAAATTATAAATTTATAGAAACAATTGATCCTTGTCGCAAGAAAGCAATTTATGACCCTAAAATATTTACTCCGAATGAGATCGTACTTCGTGATCTAAAGGACGTAAAAAATGCTGATATTATACTTGTTAATTTCAATCTCATTGGTAACAAATTGCCTATTGGTACTGTCATGGAAGTCATGTATGCGTGGAATTTGGGTAAGCCAGTTGTTATTGTATCTACAGATAATAGGATTATCAATCACCCTTGGCTTATTGCTATGTCAGTTCGGATTTTTGATGATCTAAAAACAGCATGTGATTATATTGTGGAGTTTTGGGCATAAGAGGTAAAAATGGATAGATACGATCAACTTAAAACTACAAAAGGGAAACCCCACTTTCATACAGGTATTCACGCAGAAAGGTGTTGTGAACACAAATTTGGTGATGCTGGCAACTGCTGTCATTTGAATGGTGTTCAACACTCTTGGAATAAAACAGAAGATACAATCACAGAAGTACCAGAAATAATTAAAGTGGAAAAAGAGGAAAACGATGTCATGGTTGAGCCACAATTAAAACAAATACAAGAAATGGAAGAAAAATTAAAGACTAATTTACATATCGTGAAAAGAATTAGGGAGAAGATAGAATTGAATCTAGCAGAAAACCAAAAACTTCTGGATGAATTTGCGAGGTTAATATAATGAGACAGTTAGAATTAATTTTGGAAGATAAAAAGTATGCGTTTATATTTCACAAACCAGATCAGGCTCCTACAGTTTTTGTTCTTGATTTTGAAGAACTGTCTGCCTTAGATACACTGATTAATATACTTCAAAAGTCCGGTGGACTACAGAAAGACCCTATAATTCATCAGCAAAGGTTTATGTTGGATATAGATAAACTGTTTGCGAAGATAGATAAACTTTTTCCTGGGGCATTAGATGAAAACAAGCCTTCCAAAGAGCCAGGAGGACATTATGTCTGAAAATCCAAAAGATTTATTGGGGGTTAAAAAAGTACCTGTTAATTTAATTCCTCCTGTAGCCATCATTCAAGAAGCTATGGCCATGAAGTTTGGAGCATACTTGACCAAAAGAAAAGATGGCACTACTGGGTATGGCCCCTATAATTGGAGAGAAGGGCAAATACAATTATCTATCTATCTGGCTGCTATAATGAGGCATTGGCTTGCTTATCTTGATGGAGAAGATTTAGCATCAGATAGTGGGGTTCATCATTTAGCACATATCAGGGCAGGATGCGGAATTGTATTAGATGCTATTGCAAATGGTAATTTGATTGATGATAGACCAATAAAGGGAAAGGCAGCACAATTATTGGAGGCATTCAAAGAAGTAAATGAGTAGAGATAAAAAGAAATCAGACCATAGAAAATTGGGGCAGATAATTAAATCTATACATAAACACAGTCCTAAGACGGTGGCAGAGGAACAAAGTGTATCTAAGAAAAATGCGAAAACAACTGTACTGCATGTTAGTTGGAATGGTCGCAGTAAGTTTGTTACTAATTAATTGCGCTCACAAACCACACATACTAAATAAAGATTGTGTGAAAGTCAAATCTAAGGGAGTAATAGTTTATATTTGCTATGAAAAATAGAGAGAAAGTAAAAATGTTTTTCATCAATTTATATTACTTACTTAATCCACATAGCGATACTAATATTTGGATTAAAGAAAAAAAATTAAGTTGGTGGAAAGTTTTGTGGCATCAAGATTTGAGGTATAACAAACATGAACATTAGATTTTTTGAGATTGCCAAACTAGCTGCAATTAAAAGCGAACATAGGATTAAGATAGGGGCGGTGTTAGTCAAGAATGGCAAACCTGTAGCGATTGGGTTTAATAAGGTAGGTAAGACACATCCTAAAGCTGAATGGTTTATCCATGCAGAACTAGATTGTGTTTTAGAAACTAAACATACTAATTGGAAAAATACTGCGTTGTATGTTTACAGAACGAATAGATTAGATCAAGTGCTGAATTGTAAACCTTGTCATAATTGTCAGGAAGTATTAAAACTGTTTGGAGTTAAAAAAGTGTATTATACTACAGGCGCAAGTATTGAAAAACTAGAATACCATAAATCTAATGTGCCTTACGGAGATTGGGTATATATATATCATGTTCCTGAATATGGAGAATTAAAACTATGATTGGGGATGTGGCTCGAATGGATAGGCAGCAGTCCGTAAAATTGCGTCATGCAGGTTCAAGTCCTGTCGTCCCCACTGATATTTTTAATAGGAGATAAAAATGAAAAAATTAACTTCGTTTACTGTCATGGCAGATTTAAAAATAGCGACTACTATTATTATCGAAGCAGAATCTTTAGAGGATGCTGTACTTAAATCTAAAGAACTCAGAGTAGAAGATTTTGTGGATGTTCAGGGAGAGTTGATGGATGGTGAAGTAAAATTGACAGGAGTGTATGAATGAAAAATTATTATGTAATACCGTTGGGAGAATTGATAAACAATAGATTTAAATATCTATTGATAAGTTTAACATCATTTAAGAATCTTATGTTGATTGGGGTTACTACATTATATCTGATTGATGGACTTGAATCATGGCCCTTTGTTACCTTTGCTGCATTTGTACTAGGTGCTAGGGAATTAAAAGAATGTTTGATAGCGTGGAGGGGGAATGGGAAAGCCGAGTAAAAAATATTTGATGTACTTTAAGAAATATAGAGATGACCCTGAGAAAAGTTTCTATAGTTTGTTTAGTAATGTTATTGAGTATGGAAATTTTCTAAAAATAGCATGGCCCAATTATCATAAGATAGCAAAACCTTGTCCATATATTGATTGTCCTTGGTGTCAAGGAGATATTGAATGAGTGTAATGGCGATACCACCACAACCAAATATTGTTGAAACGAAAAAGATAATAAATGATATTGGGATGATAGGAGATATGTATATCAGCACACAACATATCGAAGCAAGGGTGGAATTTAATAATCTAATAACCCAATTATACCAAAGATTAATGGTATTGGAAGGCATATATACTGATGGTTTTCAAGAAGGATATATAAGAGGAAAAAATGAGAGAATATAATGAAAGTTTGTGGGGTTTATTTAAATTTAGAATTAAGTGGACATGGGAACATTATTTTAGATACACCATTTTACCTACATGGAGATATAATTACAATCTATCTAGGGAATGGGAGAGTGGATCAGAATTTAAGAAAGATTTATTAACCCAAGTCAGAGCATTACAAACATATATTGAAAGAATTGAAGGTAGCAATAAAGCGTTAGAAACCATTGCTGATAATCAAAGAGGGGTGATTAGAAAATATGTTAAGTTTTTTAGAACTTTTGGTCTTTCTGAAGAAGTATTGGACAAAGATTATCATGGGACTGGGACTACTTTTAATCTGGTTGAGGTTGATTTACATGAAATCTCAAACGAGGAAGATGGAAAGGGAGTTGGGGATCAGGAGAAACAAGGAGAAGATACAAGAGAAACACAAGGAGATTGAGAAAGATTATACTGATAAGTTTAAAGCTGTAGAAGGGGCAAAGGAAGCCAAAGATTTTAATGATATATGGAAAAATAGGGGAGATCATGCCTAACAGTGATGTAAATTTAAATAAGCCCATCGAGATAGCTTATGTTTGTCGAACTTGTAAAAAAATACATTACAGAAGCTATCATATCAAAGAGATTATTGCCAAGAGATTACGAAGGGGAAAGTTTCTTGATCTTGAGAATTTAACTGTAGCCGGTTTAGGATTGCCTCGGATATTATATTGTAGTCCTGAATGTAGAAAGAATGGACATGGAAGATAATAGATTAAAAGTTTCTGAGTTGGGGGTAGTGGTAGATGCTTTAATTAGTTATGTAAAGAAAATGGATTATCTCGCCAACAAAACAACAGATGAAACAGCGAAAGATGGGTTTAAAAGAAGGGCAGAAGAAGGATATAAAATATATTTGAAATTAAATATTTTGCTATCGGAGAGAAGTAGATGAAAAATTTTATAATAAGCTGTGTTTTAACTGGATTCGCACTTGCATTGCTGATACTTTTAATTGGATGTTCTGGTGTTCAAGTAAAGTATACAGAGCCTATAATACCAGTACGCCCCAATCTTACATTTAATGATTGTCAAATAATTCGAGTCAGTACAGATAAGTATATCTGTTTATCACTGGAAGAAATGAGAACTCTGTTTGCTTACGTCCTACAAACAGAGATGGAACTGGCTAAGTGTTCTGTAACTATAAAAGAGATTAATAAAGATTAAATAGAACTGTCTTTTTGACAAAGTTGTTGCTGTTGTTTAAATAACTCTATGTGATTCTGAAAACTCTCTACTCTTCCAGCATTGACAGACCACAATATAATGTATAGTGCGTATATTGAAACAACAAGATATGCTGCTATACTCCCATATCCTACTAATTTAAGAATTCTCTTGGCACTAACTTGTATTTGCATTAAAATATCACCGCCTGGGGCAACCTACCCCCTATTATTACCCATAGATTCGTGTTCCTGCCTTCTGTTTTTGTTCTTCTGGAAACATCTCATTATATAATCTTTGCCCTATACCATAAGGAATTGCCCTAAGAGTAAAATATGATATAGACTTTAACATCTTTCTTTGTTCTTTTGGAGACAGTCTACCATCCAAAACAGCTTTAACAGAAGATGACATAAAATCTCCATATCGTTTAAGCATAGATATGTTCGCACCCTCCATATAATTTACTACTCCCTTTCCTCCACGTTTAAATGTGGACATAACTATATCTCCGTAAAGTCCAAATGTTTGAACCATAATTAAATTATCTACAATTCTCTGCAACCCTTTTGGTCTTTCTTTACCTGTCATCTTACTTTTTAAATCTTGCACTAATTCTGTAGTGCCTAATTGTAGTGTTAGAGCAGTTAATAATGGTTTAACATTTCCTCTAGCCATTTGATCCCACAAAGCATTTTTCATAAATCGACTTTGTGTAAAAGCAAAGTTTTTAAATAGCGTGATAAATTTAGCAAGGTGGTTGCTCCATGCTAGAGGTAAATCAACTGGGCGTGTTCTACCGATTACTAAATCAGTAAATCGTTTAACTGCTAGATCATGTTGTTCTGGTCTTAATCCTTTATTACGAAGCACTTCTTTAGGATCAAAATACAATTCTTCCAATCTCTTACTTAAATCTTTAGATGTAGGATTTTTAAGAAATTTTTTGATAACATCATTAATATATATCTTCCCACCATTAGCTGCCATGATCCTAGTATGATTATCTGCCCAATTAAGACCAGATAACTTCATATAATTTTGGCTATATGCTCCTGTTTTATATAAATTTCTAAAATCATTAAACGTATTCCCCATAAGTACGCCAACCTGTTCAGCATACTCTTGTGGTGCTTTAGATACAATATGTTTCAATCCAGTATATACAGATGATACTCCAGCCTTAAATCCTGCTTTAAGAAATACGTTAGGGGTAGACATATACTGTGCTATTTGAGACATCCCTAGCATAGTAGAGGCTGTGAAATTAGTTAGTTTAGACACGACAAACGCAGTATTTACATCTTTGACATCTCTATGAGTAATACGTTTAAATAAACCAGCAGCTATATTAGCTCTTGCCCTGTCCGTTTTACCTATTTCTCTAATTAGATGATATGCTACTTTTGTTCCCTTCTCCCCAAATTGTTTTAATTCTTCTGCACGTCTGTATGTTCCCATTAAGTAATTTTCAAACTCAGTAAAATCAACATCGAACCCATGTTTCTTTAATTGGTCATACCCTCTAATATGAAGTGTTCTTGCTTTTTCTGCTCCTGCAAATTCTCTATTAGAATATTTAAGTCTATAATCTTCGATTATATTCAAAGCAGCATTCATATCTTTGGCTTGTTTATTTTTAATTAGTGTTTTAGCTACTTCTGGTGCATTCTTAAAAAACTTTTCAGCATCAATTAAATGATGGCCCCAAAATGGTCTAGTTATCGTTGCTACTTCACCACCAACATTTCTTAAAGCGTCTGTAGCATCAGCTTTAGCTTTAGACATATATTCTGCCATAGCTTTAGCTCTAGGGCTAATGAATTTAAATGTATCTTCAAAATACCACTTCTCGTCCATCCAATCAACTACATTTGCTTTTTCTTTTTCACTCAATTTATGCCATTCTTTTTTCTTTGCAGATGTGGCAATACTTCCTACAATCCTTTCGGGTTCATCCACAAAATTCATTATTTTTGTTGCCAGTTCCCTTCCAGCGTCTCCTGCTTGTTTAATTGCTACTATAGAAGTAGTGGCTAATTTTCTAAATGAGCCACTCATTTTTTCCCATGTTGTTAGATATCCAGATTCGGCAGCATCATTAATTAATTCATCATAATTTTTATTAGCAGCTTCAAAATCTTGTGCTTCTCTGGCTGCTTGTGTAGCAGGAGATTCTGGTGGTAGTTGTCTTTTTAATGTTTGCTCTGCTGTTTCCAAACCTCGCATTTTTCTGGCTTTTATATTTTGAGCCTCATATCTATGACTGACAACTTGACCCATCTCCGGTTCTGTTAATCCTTCAAGCTGTTTCATTTTAGTAACTTTTTCCACATTTTGAAATTGTAATTCTACATCAGGATCGGGAGTATAATTATGTGTATGCTCAAAATCAATCTTCTGTTCTCTTGTTAATTCTTCTGGATTAAGCCCAGTTTCTTTAATCTGTTTATTTAAACTGGCTTCTGTAACTGGTTTTGTTTTGATAGAGTTATAAAGTTTATTTCCACGATTTAAAACCCGTAATGTTTGTGATACCCCCATATATCCACCAATGGCAACCAATTCATCAATTAATTGAGATTCAAATGGAGTGGTAGTAATTTTAGCTGTAGGAGCTAAACCAAGTGTTAAGCCCTTTAATGTATATACTCCTTTTTGGTAAGGAGGCATTTCTGTTACTCCTTTTAATAATTCTTCTGGTGCTGCAAAAACTATCCCCATTTTCTCTGCTTCTTCATGCCCCTCTTGTATCTCTAAGAAGTTATATAAATCTTGACCGTATTCAGGATCAACATGATAATCTTCCATTATTTGTTCAACAAATTCTTCTGGAGTTTTCTTAATACGAGTACCGGCTTCATCCCATTTATAAAGATCGTTAGGATTATATAATCTATTAGGATTAATTGGTTTAGTTTTTTCAAATTTTCCTAATATACCTTTAACTCTATCAACATCAGTTTTTTCTGGGTGTTCAAATTGAGACACAATTCCAGCTACTCTACCTTCTAAACCAGTAGCATATACTTCCGCTCCCAAACTAATAACAGGCTGATCGGGAAATTTTTCTTGCAAAGATTTAATTAATGAAGATTCATACATTTTTTCAGCTATAGCTTTTTGTTCTTTATTAGCAGTAGCGAAACGATAAGAAATATCAACAGGAGATTCTTCAATAAAAGCCAATTTATCTCCTGATGGTAATTTTTTCTTTATAGCCCCTGGATCATAAGGGGTTGTACCACTATATTCTTTTACTAAATCCATGTGATCCTGTCCAGGTTTTCCTGTAGCTAATATTTCCCCTGTTTCAGCATTTGCTAAATGAGGAATTCTATTCTCTCTACGATATACTTCTGGACTCATTTTAATTTGGGCAATCTGATATTGTTGTCCTTTAGGCAAATCTTTAATAACAACTTCACTTTTAAATGGAGCAATAATTCTATTAACCCTTGCTACTATATGTGGTCTAGGGATTGGTAGAGCCATTTATTAATATCCTTCTTCCCTTAATTTTTCGGTTATTTCATCATCTGTTAATTTAGGATTGTCTGTTATTATTTCCTGCGTTCTGATACTAATATCCTTCTTAGGTTTAGATTTAGGAGTCTCTTTAGTTTCAGGCTGCTTACCAACTGGTTTCTTTGGCTTAATCTTAGTTATTTCTTTTCCACCAAAGAATCCAAACCCCCATTTGGGAGTTGTTTCTTTTTCAGGACTCCATGTTTCTAATATTGGTTCTTCTCCCTGTTCTGCTAAATAAGCATTTACCACATCTGCTCTTTGGTTAAGAAGTGGTGCATATCTATTTTTAACTTCTTCTAAATCTAATTCTTCTTTTTCTGCTTTAAACAATTCACTCTGCATTTGATTGCTTAATGCTTTATGTTCATCAAACATCAATTTTACTTCAGGAGGTAATTGTGTTTTAGGTTGAGAAGATAAATATTTTATATATTCTCTTGCTTCTTTAATTTTACCTGTATCAGTAACTCCTGCCAGATGTTTCATTAATCCTGCTTGAATTTTCTTATCTGATAATTGTTCAGGAGTATAATCTGCTATAGCTGTAGTAAATTTACTATATTTTTCGGTATCCGCTAATAGTATTTCTTCTTTTCTCCTGGCTATTCTTTCAGCACCAGTTTCTTTTGTTCCTAGAGTTTTCATAACTCCTGTAAGTTCTTCGGCAGATTTACCAGTATCTTGCATCCATTTCCCGATACCTTTTAATCTTTCTCTCTCTTGTGGATCATCAGAAATTAAATGAGCATGTTTTTGAAGATTAAATCCCATACTGACATTACCAACAATTTCTTTACCAAGTTTTTCTTGTTCAATTCTCTTAGTTTCTTCTAAAGCAAGTTGATGAATTTTTTTCTGTTGCTCAAATTGTATTTCAGATATCTTAGTTTGTACTCTAATTTGTCTTTCTTCATCAGCCTGGGCTTGAGCAGCAGCTACATTTTGTACAGCTATTTCACGCAATCTATCTGCTAAGTACATACTTGCACTTGTTCTTTGTGGCATGTTAATCACTCCTTAATAAGCCTGACCGTAAGCACCTGAGATATTGATTAGATTTTGTAGTGCTAGTTGGTTTAATTGTGCCTCAATTAATGGTAATTGTTCTGCTTCGGCAGCAGCACCTACACCGCTTGTAAAGATACCTCTCTCTGCTTGTGATGCTCTAATACTCTCTTTTGCTCTAGCCAACATAGCTTTTCTAGCTTCTGGACTTAATTCAGCTAATTCACGTCCCTGTCCTAACAATGATCTTTGAATATCTCCTGTTTCAGATTCTCGCCTCTCTTGTCGTCTTGCTCCACCATAACCTAATACTGTGGATGCCAATTGGGGTAAACCTCCTGCACCTAGTAAAGTGCTTAAAAATCCTCCACCCCCTCCTGCACCACCACCTAAACCAAGCATTGAACCAAGGCCACCACCAGCACCAGCACCTCCACCGAATAATCCTAATCCTGCTCCACCAGCACCACCTCCTCCCATTCCTAACATTCCGGCTAATCCACTTCCTAGACCGCCGAGTAAACCAGTTTGTCCTCCCAGTCCTAACATTGAGCTAAGACCCCCACCAGGGATTCCAAACATGCCTCCTGCTCCCATAAGCGCACTAGAACCCAATCCTCCTAACGCTCCCATTCCTGCGGATTTAAATAGATTACCAAAAGTAACTGGCTGTCCCCCTTTTTGTAAAGCACCTTTAAGTCCTGTAGCCCCACCCATGATAGCTCCCATAGGCCCACCTGTTAAAAATCCTCCCAACGCACCTGTAGCAATAGGTAATGTTCTTCTCCATACTTTACCCTGGAATTTTCCTATAGGTCTTAACACACTTTTCTCAAATTTCTTTCCAATTTTATGAGCCAATTAACTCACCCTCTTTATCCATGTTGTTTCTAATTTACTAAAATTATTTGCTTGATAGAATTTTTCAACATCTTTTAAATCTTCCAAGCCAATCATCATAATATTAGTAGCTTGTTTATCACAAGCCCACTGTTCAAAATTTACATACAACTTTTTTCCTACATCTTTATCTCTATATTCTTTTAATACAAACCAAAATAATTCGCTTGCAAATTTTAAATTTTTATTGAAATTGGATGGGATAATACTTCCCCCAATCCCACCGACTACTTTATCATTTTCAATAGCTGCAAGTAAAAATCCATCATCTCCCTCGTTTAACCAGAAGTCAGTAAAATCTTCCAGATTATAACTTATCCCATAATTCCCAAACTTACCTTCTTTTTCAAAACTCTCATTCAATGCTTCAAAAACTTTCTTAATCGTTTCTTTCTTCAACACTCGTACTATTTTCATCGGTTTCTATAACCTCATCTTCTTTTTCTAGTCTATCCCAAACTAGATTGTAAGATTCTACTTTAAAATTGGAAGCAAATCTATCCAACTCTTTTAATGAAACAGTTATTTTTTCAGGATCAAACGCTTTCAATATTTTATTGAATAATGTTTGTTTTAATTTTTCATTCCCTTCGATTCTTCCTATTGATACGATAGTTGTTTCTTCATAGAACCATCCTGTAACAACAGCTAGTACCTCATGATCCTTTACTATTACATAACTAAAAAATGAAGGATTATTTTTATGCTGATACAACCACTCTTGTAATATCTGTTTCTGTTCTTCTTCATCATCACTTAATACTTGTGTTGCTTTATAAATATCTTTAAAATTAGGTTTACGAAGGATCATTTTATCTCCTATTAATAATTTAAAGTTTCAGTTAAATCAATCTCATATACCGGAAAATGTGCTATAATAAAAGTACCAGCAGTAGTTGATGGTGGTGTTACAAGAAACTGATCTCCTGGTTCAAGTAATGGAAATCCTGATGAACCGATTGCAGATGATGATGCTGCAAATGGAGATTGAAAGGGAGTATTCATATATCGACTTCCTTGATTCCAGGTATATAATCCAGGGAACGCTATAGTTGGAACTGCTGTATCTACTGGTATATGTCTCCATTTTGCACCAGGAGAACCTCCAGGTGTTCCAGTAAATCTTAGTGCAACATATTCTAATGGAATATATGATACTTTATTTGCTGGCGAAGTATATATAGGAGTCCCTAGTGTAGAAGTTGGAGCTACTTTAACTCTTATAAATTTTAAATTAATACCATAACCAAGGTTTAAAGTATCTGTTTGTCCTAACGGCCATTTTGCAATTAATAAAAGTGTAAAATGCCCTGAATAAGTTTGTGCTACAGGAAAATGCACATCACTAGCTGTTTTATTAACTGTTACTTGTATATATTCTTCTTCATCTAACAAAGTATTATATCTTACAGCAAGTTCTGATGCACCTCCAACAATTTGAGGTGGAGAGATGGTTTCTATATCTGTATCGGTAATATTTGGGCCTTTTAATTTAATGTCAACTAAATCCTCTGCCCCAACTGTAGGGATATAATAACCAAATGTTCTACCAACATATCCTATTGGTATTCCTGATGGTGCTGGTATACTAGCACCTACTGTAACTGGATAAGGCCCAGGAGGATGAATAGAAAATTGTTGCTTCACAAAAGATGGAGTAGAAGGTAATCCAGTAAGAGGATCAAAAGGTAATGTCGTACTCGTTCCTCTTGGTATTCTTGCCAAAATTTCTTCTCTTGAATATCCTGGCCCACCTACTCGTCCTACTCCATAAATATTAGTAAAGGGGTCATTTCCTGCTCCACCAAATTGATCTGAATATTGTCCTCTCCTATTATACAAAGCATCCCAAATCCGTCTTATTTCTTCATCTAGTTGATCGAATTGAATGTCTTTAGACTTCGATCTCCGTCTACTATAATCGTAAAGTTTCATTAGTCTACCCTTTGTTCTGTATCATAATCAAAATAGCTGCTATCAAATAATGCAAATCTATCAGTATTACTAGCTGGTTGTGTATACTCTATCTGAAATGTTATGTGCTTCCCGAATGATAAATGTCTCTTTGGTAAAAACTTTTTAATATTATGTCCTGTAGCAGTTGGGGTGAATGTAAGTGTCTCTTTTAATACTCCATCACCATATATTTTTAATGTTACGGCATTCACTGTGTTAGGTGCGTTGAATTCCAACACTATATAATTCAATTTCTTAAAACGACCAATATCTTCTAAGGAAAAATCTTTTGTCTTAACCAAACATGATATATTAGTTTCTGCTGTAGATATTCTCTGATCTAATTCAACTATATATCTATTTGTCCCATCATCTTCGATAGCTTTTAATCTTTTATCGAATGTTAATATTCCTTTATTTTGGCAGAAAACTACTATGGGAATATTATATTGATACACCTTCAAGTTTTCTTCATCTAATATATCTACCAAATAAATCCTATTATTTTTACTTTGTCCTGAATCAGATTTTGTACTAATTAAAACTTGATCTTCTCTGAACATTAATGCAGCAGCAGTATTTTGAAATCCTTTAAATTTATTATAAAGTTGTAACACACTTGGTTCTATATAAAGACCTGATATAGATTGGATACCAGCATCAGCACTATAAATATATGTACCGAATGATCCCCAAACAACCCCTAGAGGGCTTACTGATCCCTTCCATTGATCCCCTCTAAGTATAGTTGATTCTGTAAGTGTAGGAGCTAAGTAAAATCCATACATAGATTTTTCTTTAATTAATATACATCTTTCTGTTTGGTCAATCCCTGCAACTAAAGCATCTGTGGATTCTCCTACATCAAAACTGTTAGCTGCCGGTACTGTTTCTGGTGTTCCGGTGTTGCTAACCCAAAACCGATGTGGTTTGTTATTAGTAACATCATTTAGATATATTGCTTTACTTTTATGTTGAATACCATACTTGGTTATTGTGGTAAACCCACTGGCTGTATCATCTAACCCATCCCACTTACGCCATGCTTTGTTTCCATCAGTATAATATAGATAATTATTAAATAACAAAAAGCTGCATACCCCTGCACTAACGGTAGCTTGAGAACTGACTTGTATTGGGGTTGTCTGTCCATCTCGAAGTGCTTTAATTACAAAGGTAGTGCCTGCTCCTAATCCCCCAACAACTAACCATTTAGTACCAGATGGAGATACATTAACTATCCACTTATTCCCTAGTGTATGTCCTGTAGTGGCTGCAAAAGTGATTGTTACTCCTTCCGCAAGCGTCTGAGCAGAACCAGTGATAGCTACCCCTGTGGTATATCCTCCTGCATCTTTTCTCCATTTAAAAGTATCGGGGGTTCCTGTGGCATCTATCTCTACTTCATAGGTGGATAAAACAGTTGATCCTACATAAGTACCACCAAACGTAGCATCATTTAATCCAGCCCCAGTAAACTGTTTAACTCCTACTCCACTATTCACTTGGACAAACTCCACCAAATTTCTTGGGATTATCCCTAGATCGGAGCCATGTAATCTCTTGTAAGAATATCTTGCTGTAAGAGCATAGAAAGTTAAATTACCATCAATACTGGTAGGACGTATCTCCATATTTTCTAAAGTCTGCGCCTGATTATCTGCTACCTCATGTGGAGGTACAAATAAATTTAATCCACCAGTGAATTTTAAATCCTTTTTGGACATTTTAATCCTTCTTTGCTAAACGAAATATATGATCGGTGATTTGTGATAGCATTTCATTTATATGTTTAAGATCATTCTCTCTTAATATCATTAATTCTGCTTTAACTTTTACAGCTTCCTTAACTGCTAATTTATAATACACAAATCCATTAATATACAATCCCACTATTAGTGATCCTACAAGATATTCAAATGGTGTCATTAGTTTCTCCTATTCTGAGAGCCATGAAGCTGTTCTAGGTCTATGTCTGAATATTCTACCATCTAACTTCGCTCTCTGTGGATATATTCCTTCATCAGCCATATTTCTACGCATCCTACCCAACACCTTTTCCAACATCTGTGGATCGTATGGTATGCCAACATCTGTACCGTATCCCATTCCTCTTAATTCATTGGTAAGCAATTCAGTTAATGTTTTTATATCAAGAAATGCTGGCGCAGCAGCATCGGCTACATCATAAATTTGAATAGCATGATAATATAATTTACCAGAATATGTTTGATCTGGAACAGGCCATACCGTACCGGATAATTGTATCTCTCCACCAGTGTCCACTCGTCTGTTAATATTTAATATCTGTGGTTGCCCTGGTTGACTTTGGGCACTAATCAATCCGTAATCAACAAAAGACAACAGTGGCAAAGTAATCTCGATTGGGGGAGAGCTATTAGGCAATATTAACTTCCCAAACAGCCCCTTGGCATAATCTGTAGGAACAGTCCATGTGCTAAGATTAGCAGTTAATGTGATGGAAGCAGATATCTGATTACTAGGCCATGAAAAGTCATTATATAATTGATCGACAATTAGATTTAACTTGTCATCGCATATAGTGTTTAATTCTGTCCCTCTAGCCACATTCTGTTGAGCAATACTGATTATAGCTGTCTTTGCTATTCTTACTGCCATTACTTTTTCACCTTGCTCTTTTTAAATTCAGATGTATCTTGAACATTATCTTCTTTTACTTCTTCCGTCATGCAACGCTGTGCTACCAAATTATTTTCAATAAGCCTTAGTCTTAATGCTTCCCCTGCTTCTTGCATGGCTTTATAAATTTCTTTCCTATCTAGTTTAAAAGCATTAACTGTAACACTGGTATTTTCTTCTGTTGCTGTTAATCTTGAAATCTGAATAATAGCAACCGGCTTCCTTTTAAAAAAGTTGAACATTGTTTTCTCCTATTTAATTGCCTTTTAATACTGCCAATTCTAATATTGGGTGTTCTATATATTCTAATTCTTTCCTTTTTGCTTCTTCTCTTGTCTCCATCATTCCTTTTAGTCGGCTTGCCAAACTAACAGGGACTTCAACTATCCCACAATATCTAGCTCCATTAATTATTATTTCTGGCTTCACATTTATCTTGACTTTTTTTTCCCCAGTATCTTCTAATTTTTCCTGTACTGTTTTGGCTGTGTCTGCCAACGCATCAGCGTCTAATTTCTTCTGATCTACCAGTCCAGATACTATCTGAGTAAGAAGATTAATTGATCTTTCTAGTTTATCAAATCTATCATCATTGGTAGCAGGAGAAGGACTTGCACCTTCTATCTTTTGGGTATGAGCCAAATGAGTATCTACATTCTCTTTCCTGCTATTCTTATTCTTTGAGCCTGGGGGTCTACCACGCTTCTTTACTATAATTTCTTTTTCAGTAAAATCTAATTCTAATTGGTTGGACATTTCATCCTCTTTTTTGAGTAATAACCCTCATCCTGCTCCCAGGATCATCCTCGGTCATCGGATATTAGCTAGTTCCTTTTAGACATTGTATTGTCAAGAACCATTTTACCGAATTATACCTACTCCACCCTTTTAGCCTATTCTACTACTTAGAACCGTAGATGGTTCATAGGCTAATTTTAATCAAATGAAGATTCAGCTTCTACTCGATTGAAGAAGTTGTTGTTGTTGATTACGCATTTGAACATAATCTTCCATCCAGCTTTACGTCTTAATGCTAGAGGATTACTATCACTTGCCCCAGGAGGGGTTAGTGTAGACTGTAAGTTTTGTAGATCAACAACGGTGTATGCTTCCTTACCGAATAAGAATCCAAGGTGAGTCTTGGAACTAGCTGATGCCATTTCGTCAAGTAAGCTACCAGCAGTTGTACCGGAGGTAGCGATTGCGAAGATTGTAGTACCATTGGCATTGGCAGTATCTCCAATCTCAATACTTGCTGATGCAGCAAAATATTGATCTGAACCTTGAACATACTTAGTAATAGCTGCGTTTGCAGCACTAGAAGCGGTAATATCTGATGCGGATGTTGCCCAGTAAATCTTATATCGTAGTGTAGCAGTAGATGGTAACACTACGGTAACAGAGTCATCAGTATCGGCAGCACCAACATCCTCAGTTGAAACTTGGTAGATTACGCTAGGATAATTGAATGTAGTATCGAAACCTACAACTAGAATCCGGTGATAACGTAGTGCCAAATCTCCCCCACCTTCATTAATATTTGTGGTAGGTGCAGCAGCAGATGTTAAAGTTGGAAGTGAATTGGATCGTAGAAAACGAACACCTAAGAACTCTCCAATCTCTCCATTCCATAACCTCTTTGCAGCAGCGTATTTAACTGAGTCAATAAAATCAGGATCAGATGATACATCAAACTCCATGTAGGAATCAAGAATAGATACATAATGATCTCCTAACTCTGGATCGGCAACCCCTGGCGCACGTTCCATTCCCATAGCACCATTAGCTCGTAGACTTGCCACCATCCTACGCCATGTATCAGAAGTAACTACATCGGTAGAGGTTAGTGAAAATCTATTTGCAATAGTACCAGGATAGAAGATAGATGTTCCAGTCGCAACGACATTAAAACATTCTCGCTCAACTGTTTCACCACTCTGAAACCCTAATAGTTGTAGAGCCTTTTGTAGAGGCTTATGTTTAATTGTTAATTCAGCAACGTCAGTAATTGTAACGTATGCTCCCCACTGTTCCGCAGTCGCAGTAACAGTTGAAATACTCATTGTAGTAGAGCTACCCTCATTACCTTCACTAATTACACTGAAAGGTAATGGTAAACGCTCATATCGAGTATATTGGAATGTCTTGGATGATTGAGAAGGCAATACTGCCTTATCACCCATTTCATAGAACCTTAGAATCTTATAAGCAATCCTAAGAGTTTTTTCTGCAATGTACTGGATAGCGTCTGATCCAGACTGTACGGTATAATTACCGAGAACAGTGGATGTGGTATCTGCTCCACCAGCCATCTTAGGTTGTAACCAAGAAGATAGCTTATTGGATAACCACTTGAACATTAAAAATCACTCTCCTTAAAATTTTACATCAACCATGCTTTCATCTAGTTCTTTGTCATTCATGTCTCGCATGGGCTTCTTTATTTTATCCTTAGAAGAACTGACATTGTTATTGGTCTTTTCTTTGCTTATTCTGACATCAGACTTTTTAACAATGAGTTTTCCAGTGGAAGTTTTCTTAATCAACCCCCTAGTAACAGCAATTTCAAATGCCTGTTCCCTAGTTAAATATGCCCCTGAATTAGAATATTCTTTACGAATAGTATCTATCTCCCTGGTATATTTTTTAATTTGAGGGTTAGCAACAGAAGCCTTTACTTCATCAAGTCTGTCAATAACAGCCCCTAAGATTTCCTCATTGGCTGCATTTTGCTTGCCAGATAATTGTCTGTAATATTGTTCTACAGCTTTTCTTGTATTAGCATCGACATCTTCGGGCCACTCAAATTCCTTATCCTTTGGTGTCAATCCTCTATTTTGAGTAACTAATTGAGATAGAGTATCAGTCAAACCTCTAAGTGTATTCTTTTCATCAACAACTTCCTTGAATCGAGAATAAGGCACTTTTTCTTCATGCTCTGATTCTTCTTCCTCAACGACTTCTTCTTCTTTAACTTCCTCTGTATCTTCTTTCTGTTCATCAGTATCTTTAACGTCAACCTGATCTGACGCTTCTTGATCAGCCATTATATCCTCCTATTTTACGCTTAGCCAGCGATTTTGGCATTTGTTTTTTCCTGTATTTTCAAAAGTGTCTTTAAGAAATTCTCAGGAAAATTTATTAATTCATCTGTCTGTTTATATATTGTATTAAACTTTGCTAGTGTAATACAATCATCCAAGTTATTTATTGTTTTTCCCTTCAGATTTTGTTCCATACTCCATTTGGTTCTAACCATGCAGCCCTGAAAAAATCTCCAAAACTCGGATTTCATTCCGTCCAAAAACACTTGTTTTATGTGTTCTGGATTCTCTTTACATAGTTTATCAAATTCCTCAGCATCCTTTAAACACTTTGTTAATTTCTCATAATCTGCACTAAGATTTTGAAAGTCCATCTATCATCTCCTTAAATTGCTCTACCTTTTAATCGTTTTTCAAGTCGTTGTAATCTTTCTTCTCTTTCTCCTTCTATTTCTTTTTCAAATTCTTTGGGGTATGGAGCAACCCTGGCTTTCCTTTTTCTTGCTCTAGGTAATAAAAGTGGTTCCCCTCTTGGATATTTTGGTGTCCCAGGAACAGTGGGCATTGCTCTTTTTGCCATTAATATTCTCCTTAATTTGGTCAGGGAGATTGGATTCGCACCAATGTCCTCTCGGTTCCAAGCCGAGTAGTCTACTACTGACTTACCCCCTGCTCTTAATTTGTTTTTTACTTGTATAAATAGGTTTCTTACTTTCAGAATCCTTCCACGTTTTACCCATTAAAATTTCTTCCCTCTTAATCGTTTTTCTGCTGGTGATGGAGAAACTTTCTCTCCTGCTTCCCTAGCTTCGCTGAGAGCAATCGCCACAGCCTGTTT